CATCTGTTGCACCTGTACCTGTTACACTAAGTGTATCTGTAGTTTCCATAACAACCTTATTTCCTGCAAGTAATTCTAAAGAGGATTGAGCAGGTATAGGTACACTTGTTATTAACTCAACATCTTGATTAGCTTCATCATTATTACCTGCTCTGGAACTTGTATCACTGCTTAGTGTTACAGTTGCATTAATCTGACTTGCTGTTGTATTTCCTAACACTAAACCCAATATCACAGTGGTTGTTGATCCTGCTACAGTATATATCACATCTGCCGATGTAACTCCTGCTTTTGTTATTACTTTAAATGTGTTTGCCATATCTTACCCCAATGCGATTGCTAATGCTGTAACATCATCTAATGAAGCAGCATTTCCCACTTTGGTTGTTACAAATGCTGTTGTTGCTATTTTTGTTGAATTATCTGAAGAGCTTTGTGTAGGTGCTGTTGGATTACCTGTTAAATCTGGAGAAGCAAGTGGAGCTTTTGCATTTAATTGTGTTTGAATTGCAGAGGTAACGCCATTAACATGATTAAGTTCTGCTGTAGTAGTGTTTACACCACTTAATTTATTTAATTCAGCAGCTGTAGCACTAACTGCGGTGGATCCAATAGTTATACCAGAAGCGGTTAAAGCACCTATAATTAAATTAGCAGCTGCATATCCAGTAGCACTTGTATTTACTGTTGTAGATGGTTCTGTTTGAGTATCACAAAATAATCTAAAAGTATTGTCAGTTGATGCATCATAAAAAATACCTGCATATTTTGTTGTGCTAGATTCTACGTATTTACCTGCTAAACCAAAATCTGTGTTATTAGCAGTATTATTATCAGATAATATATTAAAGTTATCGTTTGTGGTCACAGCACCTGTTTGTGTGGTTGTACCAGATACAGTTAAGTTTCCTGAAACTGTAAGATTGTTGCTTACTGTAACATCATTAGGTAAACCAACTGTTATCGTTCCAGAACTCTCTGCAACATCAACTTCATTACTCGTTCCAGAAAATGTTATTGTGCCACCTAATGCAGTGGCAGTTGTATTAGAGCCATCTGATACTGTAATTGAACTATTAGCTAGTTTAGAATTAGCGATAGAACCTGCGAGTTGTGCATTTGTAATTGTACCAGACAAACTACTTGTTGGATAATTTGTTGCGTCAGATAAATCAAAAGCGGGTGTCGCATCAGAAGCTCCTAAAGCTACAGATACTCCTCCGAAACTTACAGAGGAATTTGCTAGTTTAGAATTAGCTATTGATCCTGCAAGTTGTGTGTTTGTAATACCACTAGACTTAATAGTAACTGCACCAGAACTTACACTAAAATCATCTGAAGAAAAAGAAGCCAATCCTTTTGCGCTTGTAGATGCGTCAGCAATAACTAAATCAATTGTACCATCATCATCTTGATAATCAACTGTAATACCTGTTTCTGTGTTGGAGCTAAACATGGCTCCTATAAGGTCTTGTATTTGTTCTGTTGTTTGAACATCGGAGGTTAATGCAATTGTTCCAGTGGTGGCAGGCATCGTTAGAGTAATGTTGCCACTAAAAGCCGAATGTGCAGGTGCTTGTAATCTTGCGTAGTGAGCATTTGATGACTCACAATAAAAATCTACATAAGACTGAGTACCACCATTTTTTATTGAAATTGCACCTTGTGATATACTTACACCACTAGCTCCACCGAAAGTTGCAGTGCCAGTAATCGCAGGACTTGCTATTGTTGTAGATGCACCACTAATTGTAGGACTTGTAAGTGTTTTGTTTGTAAGAGTATCTGTAGTTGTTTTACCTACTAAAGTGTCGGTTGTTGCAGGTAAAGTAAGAGTAATATTGCCACTGAAAGCTGAATGAGCTGGTGCTTGAAGCCTAGCATAGTGAGCGTTACTTGATTCGCAGTAGAAATCTACATAGGATTGAGTGCCACCATTTTTTATAGATACTGCACCTTGGGATATGCTTACTCCACTAGAACCACCAAATGTAGCCGTTCCAGTTATGGCAGGACTTGAAATAGTAGGACTTGTTAATGTCTTATTAGTTAATGTATCTGTCGTTGTTTTTCCTACAAGTGTATCTGTAGTTGCAGGAAGAGTAATTGTAACATTTCCAGAAAAAGCAGAGTGTGCTGGTGCTTGTAGTCTAGCATAATGTGCGTTGCTTGATTCACAGTAAAAATCAATACGAGATTGTGACCCTGCGTTTTTAAGAGATATTGCTCCACCAGTAAGTTCAACATGATTGTTAGCATCAAGAAACACAGATTTCTCTGCAGGATATGTCATAAACACTTGTTTAGTGCCAGTTCCTAGATTCACCGCACTACCGGAGTTAGAGCTTTCTAATATAGTGGTTCTAGTGAGAGTAGTTCCACTTGATGCAAAGGTTCCTAAACCAACTTCAAATTCATTATTAGTATCGTCAATAATAGCATAGTAAGTGGTATCAGCATTAGAAAGGACAGAAGTAAAAGTTTGAAAGTTACTAACAGCACCAGCAAGAGTTATTGCTCCTGTACCCGTTGTTGTTGTAGTTTCCTTTACTCTATCTTTTAAAACTAAGGCCATTACGCAATCCTTATGATCGCATTACTCGCATCTGCCGTTGGAAAAACAATTGTAAAATCACCACTACTAGCCGCTTTGTCTGCACCAAAATCTAATATAGCAACTGCAGGATCACCAGAAGCAGTGTCATTAAATATCAAAGCTCCTCTTACGCTAGATATGGTAACACTTGAAAAAGTTTCGTCAGCAAAATCAACAATAGCTGTTGTTCCACTTGAAGTTGGAGTCACTGGATTAAGTGCTTGACCTTTAGCAGTGTAATTAGTTCCACTTATTTCATTACTAGTAGTGTAGGCCGTAGTTGAAGCAGTAAAACTAGCGTTATTATCATATAAAGCTATGTTAAAGGTATTACCACCAGAAGAACTAAAATTATGAACTCCTTTTAACAATTCTACTTTAAAAGATGTGCATAAAAAATTTCCAGAAAAAGCCATTATAATCTCCTTATATACTCTGCCAATTTTATATTACCAGAATCTTTAATAGCATTATATACAGTAGTTCTATCACTTTTAATAGCCTCTTTCATATAATGAGCAATTACTTTTTCTAAACTATTTTTATATTCTCTAGCTTGTTCTTGAATCGCAGGATGTGCTGAATCAGATATAGATATAATTTTGTCTACACATCTTTTTGCTACCTCCTCTGGTGTAAATCCTCTATTGTCTATTGTTTTAATACCAACAGAAAAATCTTTTGACATATTCAAAGCATCTGTAATCATGTTTTTTGCCTTCTAATTAAACCAGTTCTATAGGTATCAGAAACTTCATTAGCTTCACCAAGACTTTTTACTCTCGATAACGCTTCAGTAAACTTAGAATTATATGCACTAAGAACATCTTGTTCACCTTTCATGTATATATAGGCTTCAACCAAAGAACCATACAAAAGAGCTACTTCTGCATTTTCACTAATCCAAGTAGTACCGCCATCCGCTCCTGCAGTTAAACTTGCGGGTCGATAAAAGTAACTTAACGTTGTTGTAAAATTAGCATTTGGAGTTGGAGCTAATATAAAATTATCTACATCAAATTGAGCGTAATATTTAGGAACTCCTGTAGTAGAAGAGTCTGGTGTATACGTTTGAATAAAATCTAAATCTTTAAACAACAAAAATTCTATATTACTACTGTTCGTTATACTTAAAGAATAAGGTGCTATGAAATCAGTAGGACAAGCAAGAAATCTATTTCCAGAAGACATTGAACCTGCAGCGTTTTTTCTAAAATAATTTAATTGTACAGATTTAAATATTCTTTCTTCTGCTAACCTTATAAAATTATTAAGATTAGAAACAAAATTAGTTTCATCATTTTGTGTATAATCTTGTATAGCTGATTTTAACGTAGCAAGAGTAAAGCTCATGATGTTGTCACCGTAACTTCCCCTACTTTAGAAATACCTCGTATTAAAGTAGCATTAGGAGTTTCCACTGTGTCTTTGTTT